CGGTATGGCCGGTATGGCTAAGAAGAAAATGCCTATAAAGAAAATGCGCGGCGGCATGGCCGGTATGGCAATGAAAAAGAAATGATTACGGACGCTGACCGAAACGGCATATTAAAGGAGATCAGAGATTGGTCTAAGTATGCCTTAGAGGTCAGCAGCTCTGATTTTAATAACTTGCCGCCTTGCCCGTATGCCAAGGCGGCGTGGCAAGAAAACAAAGTAGACATACTTTTTAAAACGGACAGTGAGGATTATAAGACCCTTTATGTGACTCTAAGCGAATGGGATGACTCAAAAGAGTTAATCATTATAGCGGACACAGAGTTTGTAGAGGACCCGGATGAGTTTCATTATTTTGTGGACAGCTTAAATGAAGCTATCGCAGACGAGGCTTTTGAAGACAAGGATTTTTGGATAATGGGATTTCATCCAGAAGACGAGTCAAATGAGCTTATTGATGACGGGACTTTTGAAGGGGAGACAGAGACACAGTATGCAATGTTTTTTGTGCAGCGATTATCTAAGCTAGAGAAAGCCGCAGAAAAACTAAGGCCCCTCGGATACTACGACAAGTATTTTAGGGAATACAATGTAGCGGAGATGTACGAGCTACGAACTAATTTCTATAGGCAGTTGCTCGATGGCGACCTCAGGAACAGCAACATTTGATCTCAACATTGACGACCTCATAGAAGAGGCGTTTGAGCGTTGTGGCATGAGAATGACGGCTGGGTATCAGCTGTCTTCCGCTCGTCGGTCCCTAAACCTGTTGTTTTCAGATTGGGCCAATAGAGGACTTAATCTTTGGACTATTGAGCAGGCCACCTCGGTTTTAGCTAACGGAACCACCACAGTTGCGCCGGGAACAGACACAGTAAATGTGCTGTCTGCGGTTGTTAGAGACACGATAAACGGGCAACAACAAGACATAAGCATAGAGAGAATAGGCCGCTCAGAATACTTGGACATTCCCAACAAACTGGTTAAGGCTAGACCTTCTCAGTTTTATGTAGAGAGAAGCAATACACCGACGATATACCTCTACCCTACATCTGACAAAGCGTATACCTTGGTGTATTACCGTATTCGACGAATACAGGATGCGGGTGATTACACTAACACCAGTGACGTGAACTTCAGGTTTTTGCCTTGTTTAGCTTCTGGTCTGGCCTACATGCTTTCCTTGAAATACGCACCTGATCGAATAGGGCTTTTGAAACAAATTTATGAGGAAGATTTCCAAAAAGCCGCGTTGGAAGACAGGGATACTGCCAGTGTTCATTTTGTGCCACAGATAGAGTATTAAGATGGCTACGGCAACAGGTAAATTTGCCTACGCTTTGTGCGATTACTGCGGCAGGAGATATCGCTACCAAGACCTAAAAAAGAACTGGAAAGGGTTCATGGTCTGTCCAGAAGACTATGAGCCAAAAGAGCCTCAAATAGAGCCGTTGCAGTATAGAGGGGACGCAATTGCATTAAAGGACCCTCGACCAGATAGGACGGAACCGACTGTAGTTTTTGTTGGGCTACCGGGTGACGCTGCTTTTCAAAGCCAAGGGTCGGCTTTTGGAGGCACTAACATGCAGCCTCTTCCTGCTCAAAAACCTGTCGAAGGGATAGGTGAGATAGGAGAGGTTATAATTCTAGGCGCACTGGGAGATGTTACGCAGCCCAGTGGGAGCGTAAGTGCAACAGGGAGCGTGGGATCAGCCTCCCCGTTTAGCGTGCTTACTGTAACAGTTGCTAACCCCGGAGTTGGAAATAGGTATTATGTTGAAGGAGCGTTACAAGCTACGATGAGTTTAAGCGAAGGTAGCACCTACAGAATAGACCAGAGCGATAACTCAAATAGCGGGCATCCTTTAAAGTTTTCTACTACATCTAACGGCACATGGGGTGGAGGGAGCGAGTATACAACCGGGGTAACTTATGTAGGGGTTCCGGGTAACACCGGGGCGTACACACAGATAGTAGTAGCTGCTGCGGCGCCTACTTTATATTATTACTGTTCAAACCATTCTGGTATGGGCGGGCAAGCGAACACACCGTAGATGATATGACATACGACGAACTGGTAACAAACATTAGAAATTACACTGAAGTGGACAGCAATGTCTTTTCTAGTTCTGTCATTAATACTTTTATTACTATGGCAGAAAACAGAATACTCAGAGACATAGACTTGGATGTGTTTAAAAAAGAATCTACTGGAACCATGACGGATGGAAATAGGTTTTTAGCCTCTCCATCCGACATTCTTACGCACAGGTACATGTTTGTCACTGTCAGCGGAGAAAAGGTGTATTTAGATTTTCGAGACACGTCGTTCATGAAAGAGTATTGGCCTGACCCGACTTCTAAAGGCGTGCCTAAATATTATTCCGTTTGGGATCAAAACACTTTTTACATTGCTCCTACTCCAAATAGTAATTACGCCGTTCAATTAGGTTATATACATAGACCACCACAGCTCTCCTCCACCAATACAACAACGTGGATAAGCACTAATTCTCCAGAGGCGCTTTTATACGCCACCTTGATACAGGCATATAGTTACACAAAAGGTCCAATGGAGATGATGCAGTATTTTGAAAACGCTTATGCTCAGGCAATCCAAGGGCTGGGTATTGAGCAACAAGGCCGCCGCCGTCGAGATGAGTTCCGTGATGGCATGATAAGAATACCGATCAAGTCAGAGAGTCCGGGTCCATGATGAGCGCAAATGGGGCATTGCAGGTAGGCGAATTTACAGTCAAGGCTGTTTCAAACCGGGGCTTTACTCCCGAGGAGCTTGTCGAGCAGGCACTAGACAAAATTATTTATGTTGGGGGGAACTGCCATCCTGCTATACAGGAACAAGCAGTTACCTTCAAAAACCAAATCCGAAGTGTGTTGTTAGAAAGCATGAAACAAGCTGTGCGCTCTGATAGAACTACTTTGGCAAATAGATTCCGTGATGCTGGGCATTCGGAACTTGTAAAACTATTGGAGAATTGACAATGGCTATTACCGTTACTACAGCGATGCCCACCAGCTTTAAAGTCGAGTTGTTTAAAGGGCTGCATGATTTACAAAACGGTGCAGATACACTGAAGATTGCGCTACTAAAGTCGCAAGCTGCTGGTTCTGGCACTTATGGTGCTGCAAGCACTAACTATTCCGACATCACTGGCAACAGCGATGAGACCAGCGGTACAGGATACAGCGCAGGCGGTAATACTCTGACCAACGTAACTCCTGTGGCTAGTGGCACTACTGCTGTCTGCGATTTTGCTGACACTACTTGGTCAAGTGCGTCTTTCACTACAAGTGGCGCGATGATCTATAACACTAACAACTCTAATTCTGCTTGTGCGGTATTAAGTTTTGGTGGCGATCAAACTGTTAGCACTGGAGATTTCCAAATCCAGTTTCCCGCTGCTGGCGCTTCTACTGCGATTATTCGCATAGCTTAGTAGGACAGCCTCATGTATTCAGGGCCAACAAGCGGCTTTGGTGAGCGAGGCTGGGGCAGTAATAGCTGGGGTGGTGTAGGTACCATCCTAGACCTCGGGGCGACTTGGGGAAACGGTGCTTGGGGCGAAGGTGCTTGGGGTGAGAATGTTAATGTCTCCGTTTCCGGCACCGGAGCAGTAGGGACTGTAACATTTGCTATATCGGATAGTGTTGTTCCGGTAGGCGTGGCAGGTACAGGTGCAATAGGCACCGCAGTTATCGTATTAGGCGATAACGTAGCTCCCACAGGAGTGGAAGGCACCGGGGCTGTAGGGACTGTAGTAACTAACTACAGCAGCGTCCAAATACCCACAGGGGTACAGGGCGTAGGAGAAATGGGAGGCTTCGTCGTTGCTGTAGACGATGTGGTGATCCCGGTAGGTGTCGAGGGCACCGGCGCGGTTGGTACTGTAAATGTTTTCATTGCCGACATTATTATACCAGATGGCGTAAGTGCCACAGGTGCTGTAGGGAATGTAACAACCCAAGTAGCTCTTAATGTTACTGGGGTCAGCGGAACCGGAGCTGTAGGGACTGCAACGGATGCAGTAGTGCCTGCAATCACAGGCGTATCAGGCACAGGTGCCATAGGCACAATAACACCGGCCTACGATAGAAATGTTACTCCAACAGGCGTATCAGGCACAGGACAGGTAAGTGCAGACGGTGCCACAGTAGCCCCAACAGTAACGGGGGTATCCGGCACAGGTGCCATAGGCACTGTATCAATTTCTGTGGATGAAACTATAATTCCAACAGGAGTATCCGGCACAGGCGCAATTGGTGTCGTAGCGATCAGAGGTTGGTCAGAGGTAAATGATTCACAAACACCGGGTTGGTCAGAAGTAGATGATTCACAGACACCGGGTTGGGTAGAAGTAGATACTGCCGCTTAACGAGGTAAACCATGGCAACTTATGTAAATAATTTAAGATTAAAAGAAATCGCCACAGGTGACGAGAGCGGCACTTGGGGCACAAGTACAAATACAAATCTAGAGCTTATTGGTGAAGCTCTTGGATACAACACCCAAGCTGCGTTTAGTTCAGACGCTGACGCTACTACGACGGTGGCTGATGGAGCAACTGACCCGGCTCGTGCGCTGTATTTAAAGGTCACTTCTGGCGCATCTCTCACGACAACCAGAACCTTGACTATCGGGCCAAACACCGTTTCTCGGGTGATGTGGATAGAGAACGCTACTAGCGGAAGTCAGTCCATAAACATATCACAAGGCTCTGGGGCTAACGTCACCA